CGATCTTCAGCAGTGCGACGTCGGCGCTCGCGATGCCGGACTTTACATTGTCGATCCATGACGGTTCGAAGAGATCGCTGGTCGGCTTCTTCTCCATGTCGGCCACGCCCGCGACGGCTTCGCCCACAACCTCGTCGAACGCGCGCTCTTCCGCACCGTCGATAAGGCTCTGTTTCAACCGGCCGAGATGGATGATCTGGGTCACAGCGGCATCGAGGCCGAGGAATTCATCGACCGCGAGCCGCGACCAGTGCGTCGTGCCGAGCGAGGCGGCGAACGATGGAGGCACGGCGACGTCGACGCCCTCTGCTTCCTGCGCCCGGGCCCATTCCTCGAATTGCGCCTGGCGATTGATATTCGCCTGCGACCGCGTTCGAAGGTCGACCTGTTCGAGCAGGGCCTGCGCGCGCTCGAGATAGTCCTGGTCGATCGTGGGCGAGGTTCGGCGCCGTGCAATGCGCGAGAGCCGCGTCAGCGCCGTTTCGACATCGTCCTGCGCGGCCTTGGCCTCCGACACCAGGGCGTTGTTGAGCATCTGCTGTTGCTTTGCGCGAAACGCCGCGTCCCGATCCCCGCGCACGATCGCGTCCATCGCCTCGCGCCCAGCCTTCCCCGCGGCGCGCTGATAGCGCGCGATGGCTTGGCCCGACGCGGTTTCGTTGACGATCCCGGCGCGGATCCGGCGCCGTGCCCATTCGCGCGCGACGCGGTACGGTGTCGGGGTCCGGCCGGTCTGGCGCGAGAGCACGCGCATCTCGGCCGCCATGACCTCGCCTTGAACATCGTTATGGATGTAGGCGAGCGCTTCGTCCTCGATCGTGCCGTCGGTGAACGGGTCGCCATAGCGCTCGTTCATGATGCGCTCGACGTCCTGGTCGATCGCGGCTTGCCGGACTGACCGCTTGTCGCCCGCATCGCGCATTTCCTTGCGCGTGACCTCGATGCCGAACAGCGCCTCGATCATTTCCTGCGGTGTTCCGAAACCTGCCATCTCGGCGATATCGGCGGGGTTGGCGCCACCGACCTTGACCAGGGGCGGGACTGACGGGGGCAGGCGACCGATGGCATCAGCGCCCATCCGGTCGCGAACCCAGTCCGAATCCATCGGCGTGCCGCGCAGCATGGCGATGGCCTTGAACACGGCCCGCCCGTCGACATCGGCCGCGACTTCCTCACGTACCGTCGCGGCACGGTCCTTCCATTCCTTTGTGACCCGCGCCCTGATCGGCGCCATGACCTTGGCTAGAAGCGCCTCGTTGGCCTTGGTCCGCGCCGACGTCGCAAGATCCTGCAGCGCGGCGAATTCCTGCGGCGTCATGCCGGCCGCTTCGGCATTGTCGAACAGCAGATCGATTGCCTGATCCGTCGCTGCCAGCGCGATCTCGTCGTCGGTGGCGATAAGCCGGTCCATCACCCCGCGAACATCGTCGGTGATCGGGGCGTTGAGCCGCTTCACCGTGCGATAGATACCGACGAGCCATGTCTTCATGGTTTCGAACAGGCGAGCCAGGCGCGCCACGGGCGGCTTGCCCTCCATCAGATAGCGCTCGACGCCGCGGGCCCACATTTCATGCGCCTCGACCGGGATCGTATCACCGTCGACGGCGTGCCCATTGGCCGCGAACCATTGCTTCACCGCGTCCCAGTCGGCCTTGAGCTGGTCCGTCGCATCGGCAGACTCTGCGTCATAGCGGAGCTCTTCCAGCCACAGGTGCCCGCTTTCGTGCAGAAAGGTCGAAAGGTCGCGCGCCTGGAATAGCTCGATGCGGGCGTTGAACCCGTCGAACCCCGATTCGGGAAACACGATGCGGCCCCGCGGCGCGCCGGGCTTGGATTGATCATACCGCATCCCGCCCGATGCTTCAGCGGCATAGGCATCGACCGCGGCCGCAATTTCCTTCCGCGTCGCCGTCGCGGGATCGATACCGCGCTCGCGCAGCAGCTGCTCGAGCTCGGCCGCGCCATCGGCAAGCGTCGTGTCGGGCGAGGCCGCGAAGCGCTTCGTCCCGCTAAGCTCAGCGCCGATCGCGTCGAGCAGCTGGCGGTTATCGAGCGCATCGCTCGCCAGCTCGTCGCCGCGGCCCGCGAGCTCGGGGAAATATCCCGCGTCGATCGCGGCGCGGAAGACGCGCTCCGGTGCGGTGTCGCGACCCCCCTCGGCTGCGATCATGCTGCCTTGCTTCTTGTCGAACGCGGTCAGCAGCCGGCGCTTGCCCGGCTTGCCCTTGTGCCAGGTGTCGCCGCCCATCGAAGCAATATCGTCGCCCGTGTCATCGATGCCGCCGCGCTGGGAGATGAATTCGAGCAGGGAAGGGCCGAAGCTTTCGCCTTTGACGTTGCGCTTCAGCGCGTCGATGACCCGGTCTAATCCCTCGGCATTGCGCGCCGTAGAGATCCTCTCGGGCAGGATCTGCGCCACCTCGACGCCCGAAAATTCATCGCCCCCGACATGGCGGCCGAGACGTTCCTGCCGCGTGGCATAGCGCTGGGTCAGAAGCTCACCCTGGGCGCGCGCAATGGCAGGTGCGAAGCCCGCGCCCATGAGCTTGTCGACGACGGATTGAAACAGCGTATCGCGCCCGGTCGGGGCAGGCATGGCGTCCTCGGCGAATTGCGCCACGATATCCGCAACGGCATTATCGAACGACGCTGCCTCGCTCTGCGTTTCACCGCCGGGAGAGAGCCGCATCGAGGGCCGGGTCGCGTTCCATGCCTCGGTACCGGCCAGCTTGGTCACGGCGTCGGCAATCGGAATGACCAGATCGCCTCCCAGCGTCGAGGCCTCGATTACCTGCGACAGCCACTCGTCATAGGAGCCGTCGTAATTGTCGCTCTGCATGTAGGCGATGACATCGTCGGCAAGGATATAGACGTTCTGGTTGGCGCTATCCTCGCCCATCGCATCCATCAGCGATTTGAACGCCTCGGGCGAGCGCTGCCGCACATTCGAACCCTGCGCCGCCTCGGCCGCGGCGTCGAGCAGCTCGCCCTCTGCCTGTGCCTGGCGCGCCCTGTCGAGCTTCTTGGCAAGCCGCGCCCCGGCACCGGCCGTGCCCTCGATCGCAGTCGCGGTCGCGGTCGTGCCGCCGACGCCCGCGATCGTCGCGAGCAGCGTGGCGCCGGCGCGCTCCGGCATGGCACGGATAAAATCTCCGAGCGACTTTTCCGGGTGGAGCGTCGTCCATTCCGACAAGTCCTGCAGGAACGTCGCGGCCTGCTCGCCCGGGATCTCGGTCACGAGCTGGCCGAGCAGCTTCTTCCCGACCGGAGACTTCGCCACGATGTCGCCGAGCAGGCGCGACGCCGGGATCTTTTCCGTCAGATATTCGATGCCGCCCTGCGTCACGGCGTAATCCAGGGCCTTGTCCGGCGCGAGGCCCTTGTCGCGCGCGTCGCGATAAGCATTGCCTGCCACGGGCAGCGACATGATCGCCGTCGCCGCGCCCGGGCTTCGCGTGGCGAAACCGGCGGCGAGGCCCGCCGCGCTGCCCGGGATCGATTCGACGCCGGAAAGCAGGCTCCGCGCCACCCAGTTCGATACATTGGGTCGGGCTGCATCGGCATTGCCGCGATAGGCCGCAGCCTCGCGCCGGTTCCACTTTTGATAATCGTCGAGAATATCGAGGATCGGCGATGTAATGGCGCGATCGAATCCGCCCAGACCAAGCCTGTTGACGTCGCTGTTCGGATTGGCCCAGTTGGCGCGGGTCTGCGCGACCTGGTCCTCGATCACGCCCGCGGTCAGATCGCCGAAGCCAGCGATAGCGTTCAGCGTCCCGGCCTTGGCCGACGAACCAATATTTTTGATGCCCTGCCAGATCTGTCCGAACAGGCCGATATTCTCGCTATCGTCCACCGCAACAGCGGCGTTGCGCGGGTCGCTTGCCCATGGCGCAAGGCCTGTGATCGACATCGCGGTGCGGGTGAAATCCTCGATTTGCTGGCGCCGCACAAGATCGGTGATGTTGTTGCCGTCGATCATCGACGGATCGATGCCGAGCTGGCCCGCAAGAAGATTGGCCTTTGATGCGAGGTCGGGTGCGGGCGCGGAGAGCAGACCCGTCGCGGTGTCGCGCAGCGTGTCGCGCCGAATGTCGAGCCGAACGCGGTCGACGAGGCTCGGGTCTTTCTTGCGGCCGCGCGGCGCGAGATAGTCTTGCGGGTCGATGATCACTGATAGCGCGCCTTGTTCTTCTCCCACCATGCCGTGATTTGCTGATCGGTCGGGCTCCGGCCGCCATGCTCGGCGCGATACCCGCGCACATAGGCATTGAGGATATCGGGCGGCACGTCGAAGGCGGGAAGGTCGGTGCGCCGCGTCTGTTTTTCACCGCCGAACAACATGCCCTTGAGCCCGTCCTGCGGCTGCGAAACGCTGCCCGTGGCGAACCGCATCGCCTCGAGCAACTGGCTTTGCGTGGGCTGGACGCCGGGCTTCACATGTCCGCGAAGCCATGTCTCCATGATCCCCATCACCTTGCGCTTGCGGTCCGCGTTCGACTTGCCGTCGAGATCCATCTCCGGCGTCGAGAACATGCTGATCGTCCCCGTGATGGCCCCGCGAAACGCGATCTCTTCCTGAGGCTTGGCGCGGATCGTCGCGGCCTTGGTTTGCAGCGACGAGAATTCGCCCGGCGTCATCATGGAGCGATATTCGCGCAGGTCTATCTTCAGAAACTCTTCGGGCTGCTCGATCGCCATGATGTTGAGCGCGGTCGCCATGTCGCCATCTGCTTTCGGCGCAGTGCCGCGCTTGTTCGCATCGGCCATATTGCGCAGCTGCAGGCGCCGGTCAGCCGGCAGGCGCTCGAAGTTCGGGACCTGCGACACATCGGTGAAGCCGTCGCCCAGCGTATCCACCGTGCCGAGCGCGGCGTCCCATTCGTCCGCTTCGCGTCGGCCCTCGAGCATTTCGTCCCGCTTCACACGCTCGTCGACACGCTGACGCGCGCGCTCGAGGCGCTCCGGCGTCCAGGACTCGCGTTTCGCCCGTTCCTCGAGCGAGGTATAAGCCGCGGACAGGTCCCACTTGCGCGCCGCGCTGCCGCCCTGCGCCGCCGTGCCGGTCTTTTTCTGAAACTTCGAGACATAGTCCTGCGTCTCGGCCGGGAGATAGGCCACCCAATTCTCGGGCTCCCCGGCTTTGCGCGCCTTCGCCATGGCGCCGTTGACGCCCGTGCCGCGCGCCGCGCTGCCCGGTCCGGCGTTATACGCCGCCGCGGCTTTCACCGGGTCGCCCCCGAATCGGCGCAGCATTTCCTTGTAATAGGCCTGCCCCAGCGCGCGGTTGTAATTCTCGTCCTCGCGAAAGCGCTTCGGGTCCCACGCCAGTCCGGCGTAGCGCGCCGCCTCGGGCCCGGTCGACGGCATGACTTGCATGACGCCGATCGCGCCGGCCTTGGACGTCAGCACCTTGCCGCCCTTATCAAGATGCCGCCCGCCGCTCTCGTTGCTCTCGATCGCCTTGAGCTGGCCGTACAGGTTCGCCGCAACGCCCGGGGTCGGCGCATCATCGGGCCCCGGCGTCGGGACGGTGCCCAGCGCGACGAGCGCGTCATCCTCGGCCTGGCGATACTGGATGGCTGGTTGCAGCTTGGCCTCGATCGACTGCACGTCGTTGAACGACATATCGTCCCGGTACTTGGCGAACAGCCCCATCGCCCCGTCGATATCGTCGGCCGTGAGCCGGCCGGTGATGACGGCGGTGTGCACCCCGGAAACAAAGCGTTCCTCGGCATCGTCGACGCGGTCATCGGACCAGCCCTGTTGATCCGCGAGCGCGTTGATCTCCGCAAGCCCGCCAGCGATGTTGTCGGCGTAGCGTTCCGGGTCGGCATAGAGCCGCACCGCGTCCTGCTGAAAGCCCGAGAGCCGCGCCTCGCTTTGCTTCTGCAGCTCGACATTGAGCTGCCCCGTCGAATAGCGCGCAACGTCGACCATGTAATCGCCGAAGCGCTTGTCGAGCGAGGCTTTCAGCATGTTGCGCTGCCGCTCGTTAGTGGTTTGGGAGATGGCTTGCTCGCGTAGATCCTTGAACCGCTGCTCCACGGCCGGCCGGGCGTTGTGCGCGTCCATGCCCTGCCGGTTGAAGAACGCATCTTCACCGGTCCACAGCGTTTCGCGCGCGGCATTGGCGACATCGACATCGATCTTCTTCACCGCCGCGGTATCATAGACCGCGTTGATCGCGTCCCAGTCATCAGCGGCGCGCGAAAGCGCGGCGCCGGTCTGCTCAACGGCACGGCCCACGAAGTTGCGCGCCTCGGCATAGCGCAGGCGGTTCTGCGGCGCGTCTTGTACCTGGACAGAGCGGCCCGGCGTGTTCGGAACCGAAACCATCAGCCCGCCTTCTGCCCGGCGCGGAACTTCGAATATTGCTGCGCCCCGCCGAGCAGCGTCGTCGCGGCCCCGAATCCGGCCGCGATCATCGCCTGCTTGCCCTCGGATTTTGCGGCACGCTTCTCGCTTTCGTAATTCCAGGCATCGATCTGCAGGCCCTTGACCCGGCGTCGCACGTTTTCGCTCAGCGCCGCACTGTCCTCTCGGCCGATCATGCGCGTGTCATCGATGACGCGCGCCGCCGAGCCGACCGAGATATCGACATTGTTCCCGGCCATGCGCGCGGACTGCGCCCCGACCCGGCCCGCGACCTCGCGGCCGAGCTGGCGCTGCTGTTCCTGCCCCTGCACAATAGCGTCGACCGCGCCCTCGCGCGCAATCTGCTTATTCTGCTCCGCGACCTGCGCCTGGTAGCGCGACATCTGGGACTGATAGATACCGCCCTGAATAGTGCCGGCCGCCGAGACAGCCGCCGCACCAATGGCAAGAAGACCCGGGTTGCACAATTTTCAGGCTCCCTTGCGGAAATGGACGAACGAAACCTCGCCGACATTGATCGGGGCACCGCAAATCTCAAAACCGACACGGCGCAGGAAGCGCAGCGCGCGCGCATTGTCGACCGACACGAGATTTTCGAGGCGGCCGAACGTGGCATGCATCTCTTCGATCACGGCCGGGGCATGGCGCAGCAGGTCGCGTCCATGATCATAGACCCGGTTCGTTCCCAGCATCCACGGCACACCGATACCCTCGATCATGCTACGCGATGCGACCCCCATCACGGCATGCGGCTCGTCGTCGACGATCGCGGTGAGTGCCCACAGCGACGACATGATGCCATGGCGCAGCGCCTCGGCCGGGGCCCGGCCGAAGGCGGCGCACTCCCGAACGTCGTCTGCACGCATATGGTCGGCGAGAAAGGGAATGTGCGCCGCGTCGGCCGCGACGAGCCTCACCCGCCACCCTTCGCTTCGACACCGTAATACAGGCCCGCGATCGTCATGGGGTAAGGACTGCTCTGTTTCACGATGATCGTCGCGTCGCGATCGACCATCTGCTGCGGGCGCGCGGGTTCGGGCAGGCCCGTAAACATGATCGGAGCGCCGATCTCGCCCTCGCGGCGCGTCGTGAGCAGCTCGAGCTCGCTTTCTTCTCGGCCGGCATAAACATCGAAACTCTCGACGAGCTCGACGAAGATCTCGCCCGTGATCTTCTTGCGCGGCTCGGGCGGCAGAGGCAGCGTTTCGACGATCGCGGAATAAGGCAGGCCGACGATGATAATCGAGGCCGGATCGTCGAGCGTGATCGTGCCATCCTCGACAGTGGTCCGCAGCGTGAAGCCATCGGCGAGCACCGTGACGGTTTCCCCCTCGAGATGCGCGAGACCGCTAATCGTTATTTGCGGATCTTCGAAGGCGTAGATTTTCGAGCAATCGAGGAAGGACGCGGTGCGATAGTCCGTCCATTTCAGGCGATCGAGATATTCGACATAGCGCACCGTTGCCTCGCCGATCTCGCGCTCGACAATGAGATAGACGCGGCTCTCTTCGCCCTCGGGAACGCAGCATACGTCGAGCACATTGCCCCCGACGTCCATCTCGGTCCAACCCCACACCTGCTGCTCCGCTTCCCATGTAAAGGCGAGCAGCTTGCCGTCGTTGCGCACGCACCACAGTATCGACCCCGGCTCGGCCTGGTACGCCATGCGCACGATGCGGAAATCCTGAAACAGATGCGGCGCGAAGATCGAGACATCGTTCGACCGATAGCCGTCGATCTCGAAGGTGTAGCCCAGCGTCCGCAATCCCGATTCGATGCGCGGTTGATAGAACGCTACCTCGCCGACCATGATCGGCTTCGGGAGGGCGATGCCGCGCCCGACATGGCGTTTCGCGCCGGGCGGCGGCGTCGGCACCAGCACGTCATCGTTGGGCCCGACGAGCGAGAAGATATTGTCGCTTGTCCCGACGAGCAGCCTGTCCATGGGGATGAAGGCCTCGATGACGTTGCTCTGTCCCGTCGATATCGACATGGCGATGCTATCGTTCTCGCGCTGCGGGCGGGCAAAATCCATGTTCTCGAAGTCGGCCGAGCGGCTCGCGAACACGCCGTTGGGATTGCTGGTCGTGCCACCGAACCAAAGCCGCTGCTCCCAGAAGCCGAGCCGCGACGGATACTTCCCGGTCGCGTCGAAGGGGTCATAGGCCTCGATCGGCGCGTCGGCATAGTCGGGCTGATACCCGTCATCGACGAACGACAGCGACGTTGTTTCGCCGATATAGCCAAAGCTTCCACTCTCATGGGCCTTGTAGATCCGGTAATAGTCGACGTCGCCGGCCGGAGCCGCCCAGGTGATGGTTGTAAAGTTGCGCGGCAGCTCCGTATCGTTCGTTGCGCTGGCGTGCGCCGAACCCCGGCTTTCCTGCCCGTCGCTGTTCACGGCCGAGACGATGTAGGAATAGTCCTGCGGGAAATAGGAATCGCCGGAGTTCGCCGAATCGGTGTTCGGCGTCGTCGCCACGGCCGAGACGCTCGTCGGCGGGCCGATGCCCGGGCTGAACGCCACCTCTGCATAGGACCAGTCCGCGTGATCCGCGCGGACCAGCTTCGAGACGGGATAATATTCATGCGCGAGATAGATCGTGTCGAACGACTGGGCATAGTCGATGTCGACCAGCTCGCCGGCGTTATAGGGCGTCGCGAGTTTGTAGAGCGGATAGACGGCCATTATTGCAGATTGACCTCGTTGAAGCGTCCGCCGCCGCCGCCGCCACCGCCCGGCGGGACGGTCGGCGCTGGGGTCGGCGCCGGGGTCGGGGCAGGGACGGTGGGCGGAGCCGGCGGAGGCGCAGGCGGCGCGACCCTCACGTCACCATCATCAGCGGTGAACACGCCGAAGCCCGTCGTATCGAGGCCGATGCTGAAATTGTCGGGATCTATCACGGTCGCGACGACGACGCGGCCATTGATCTCGTCCATGCCCTCGATGCCCTCGAGATAGACCTCGGCACCGCTGTCGAGCCCGTGATACGGCGCTGTCACGACGCCGGGATCGGCGTTGGTAATGCCGGTGATGCCAAACCCTTCGGACAGCACCGCGCCGCCCAGCGCGAGCGGCTTCATCGTGGCCTGCCCCATGAGCAGGGCATAGCTCTGCCCCGGCGAATAGGTGAAGGGCAGGAGCCGCGCCTCGTCATCGTCGGCCGGCAGGCGGTAAACGAAGCGCGTCCCGGGCCGCTTGCGAACCCCGCCATATTTGAGAAGCGTGACATTGGTCAGGCGCCGCGCGCCAGCCGACCATGCATCGACGTCGCGGCGCGACTGCACCACGGGCGAGAATATCCCGCGCGTGAAATTGCGCTTGCTGACCGTCGTCACCAGCGCGTTCCCGGCCAGGGCATATCGGCGCCGCGCACCATCACCGCCTCGGGCACGAATTCCTTGCGGCGGCGCGGGAAACGGTTGAGATCGTCGGCGATGGCTTCATTCAAGGCGCGCTCGGCCGACTGCTGTTTCACGATCCACTCGCGCGTGTCGGCCTTCTCGCCCAGGATGGGGCGATAGATGCGCGCCGCGAGCAGGCGGATCACTGCCTGCTGAAACAGCGGGTGCCACTTGTTCGGCTCGACCGCATCGAGCGAATATTCGAGGATGGCGAGATCGAGGTTGGTGTAGAGCTTGGTGTCGGCGAGCGTGTAATCGATCTGCTCGTAGCCCGGGTTGATCGTGGGCCAGTACAGCATCGGCGTTGCGACGATGCCCGGCGCTGACGCTGCGCTATAATCCCGCACCAGCACGATGGGCGAGACGATCTCGTCGGGCAGGGCATAGGCATAGGCCCATTCACCGGTGCGATCATTGTCGACCGCGGCGAGACTTATGCGGCGCTTCGCAAAGCTCCAGTCGTGCATGCCGATCAGTTCCGACACGACACCGTTCAGATGGCGGTTGCACTCCCGCGCCTCGGTCCGACTGTCCTCGATGCCGCTGATCGGATGCGCCGGCAGGTCCGATATCGCCTCATTGCACAATTGAACCAAATTACGCGCCACTGGGTTCGCCTTCCTGCATCTGCTCCACGGCCTGCTCGAGCGCCGACACGCGTCCGCGATCGTAGGGGCTGGAATTGGGCCGCTTGGACTTGCGCGCCACGCCGCGCGGTCGAGTGGGATGCGTCGCCATGCCGGGACGCTACGCCGCGCCGCATTGGCGCTCAAAAAAAGGCGGCGCCGGATCGCTCCGACGCCGCCTCCCCCGTGGAGCCGTGATTAGCGGCTCAGTGCAGCCAGGCGATCCGCAACGGCATCCTTCACCTTGGCGCGGGCCGGACCCTTGCGCGCGAGCTCGCCCTGCTCAATCGCGCCGAGATGATTGTCGACCGTGCCGCTGGCGATCGTGGCCGCGATGTCGTCCGCGCCGCCCTTGAGGAACTCCGTCACGTTGAACACGTCCGTGCCGCCGATGGCATTGCTCGGACCCTCGTCGACGATGACGCCGGCGCCGAGCGGACGGAAGCGGGTACGGACCTCGACCGTTTCCATGACCTTGCGGACCAGCTTGCCATTGTCGAGGATCGGCGGGTTGAGCGTGACCTCGACTTCCTTTTCGATGAAATCGTCTTCCGAGACGAGATCCTCGTCGACCACGACGATCGAGCCGGGCTCGTGGAGCTCGCCGTCGAAGAACGGCTCCGGCCCGCGGACGATTGCTTGTACCATCTTACCCATGTCAGGGCTCTCCTTTGCTGTCGAAGGCTCAGTAGCCCGTGTTGAACGCCGGGATTGCGGTGTCGTCGGTGTCGCGGACGATGCCGCCGAACACCTTGCCGGCGGTGTGCGTGCCGACCGTGACGAACTGGAAACCCAGATAGCGCTTGGACGTGCGCGGGACCGAGGCGCGCAGCAGCACCGCGCCCTTGGTGAGATTTGCCTCGGCAATGACACCCGACCCGATCAGCACCGTGGGCGACGACAGGTCCGCGTTGTCGCTTTCCACGAAGTTGACGGCAAGGCTCGTGCCGCTCGCGAACGCCGTGGTGACCGACGCCACGACCTGAAGCTCGCGGTTGGTGTTGATATTCACCCCCGCGACGCCCTCGTCGTACTTGTCGGTCGAATATTCGGTGCCGGTCGTAACGGCCTGATCCTTCGAGAAGATCATTTCACGGTCAAAAAGCATGACTTTCTTCCTTTTCTGTTTCGATCAGACCATCAGACGACGCGGGCTTCGTCGGCCTTGAGCACGTCGCAGACG